CACGCCCCGCCGTGGGACAGTTGGGAGCATGTCCCGCTCTCAATGTAACCAAACCACGGTGTAAAAACAACTATGGACCCATTAACAATCCTTGCAGGTATAAAGTCAGGATTAGCTGCTGGTAAAACCGTAGCTGGTCTTAGTAAACAGATTGGACAATTTTTTGATGCAACTGACCAAGCTAAGAAGACGTTACAGAAGAAAGGTGTGTCAAGCAAAAGCACCAATGCTACAGCGTTGGATCGCTGGGCGAAACTTCGTCAGGCTGCAGATGCTGAAGAAGAACTCAAAGAGTGGATCACGCAAACCTACGGAAGATCAAAATACCTAGAACTCTTAAAAATTAGACGAGAAGTCCTTGCAGAAAAACGTGAAGCAGAGGCTCAGGCGCGGCGTGACGCTATACAAAGACAAGAGTTGATGATAACTATGGTAGGTATAGTCGTACTTTTACTTTTTACGTTTGTAGGAGCTACGGGATACCTGCATTATATGGGTTGGATAGATGTGAGGGATTATTTTCCATGATATATGTTTTAATATTTTTACATTTTGTAAACACAGACCATTTAAAATATTATCAAATAGCCTCTTTCTCCAGTATCGAAGAATGCGAGTTAGAAAAAGAAAAAGCAAAAGTGCTAGTTACACATTCGAGCATGAAGGTCGAGTGTCTTGAGGTTAGTGGAAATTAAGTACAATAAGTGGGCTGTACTGAGTGATACAGGTATTATTTTGTTACTCACCTCAAACCGTAGGGTTGCGGAAATATACATGCATTACTTAAAAAAGTCTCAATAATACTCAACAGGTCGCTGATAAATAGGCTCATCATCCCATTCATCAGTGGGTAGACGTATAAATCCACCCTGCCTAAAGCGCATTAGCGCCATAACAGTGCTGTCCACAAGGTCATCGTTAGACATAAACGGAAACCCTGCGATTTCTTCCACTAATTCTTCTGCCCAACGGGTAGAGGGAACCCACGCCATGCCAGACGCTATGATATCGGCCACAGAATTAAGTCTAGCTAGCTTATCACCTGTACCTCGG